TGTGTTGACGCTGGAGAAGCAGCAGCGGTGGAAATATGAGACGAACGAGTTCAAGGGCATTTGTGAAATCGCTCAAGACGTCATGACAGTGAAAGTCGTGTTTGAGGCTGTCACAAATCGCTTCTACGACGTCTTGCAGATGGATTTGATCATCCGCCTTCGCCTTGAAAGCCCCGTTTCTGTTGAGCGGCTGGCAGAGCAATTGGCGAACGACTTTCCTGACGTCGCCGTGACTGTCACGGGCTGGGCCGCAACTCACGGCAGCATCACGAGCAGTGTGATGCACAGGCTTTTCTGAAAGGAGCGGCGACGCATGAACTACATCCACCTTCCGCCACCGTCCGACGTCGTGCAGGCGCTCATGGATCGTGCGTGGGACGACGACGTGTCGGACGACGACCGGATTCTGCTGGAGACGGCAGCGAAGACGCTGGAGGTCACGCTGGACAGGTGCATCAGGCTCGCCAGCGTCATCGAGCGGACGGAGGTGGGGCTGTGACCACCGACCTCTTCACCCTCGTCGGCATTGGTTCGATTTTGCACGCCGTGACGTTCACGGTGGGCGTGTTAGTGGGTATTAGTCTCAGAAAGGACACGAGACATGACAGCAACGAAGGAACGAAAGAAGACACGGGCTGGTGGCATCAGCCTGTCAGCACCGGAACTCAAGGCGGCGCTCAACGCCGTCGGCCAGGCGGTGCCGAGCAAATCGCCACGCCCCATCTACCAGAGCGTGCTCCTGTCGGGCGCGGTGCTTTCTGGGAGTGACGGCGACATCAGGATCGACGTGATGCTGGAAAACACCCCCCCGGGGGTCAATTTTCTGCTGCCGAAGGATCGTTTTTCCGCCATCCTCGGCAGTTTTTCTGGCGACGAGATCACGATCACGCCTGACGATAGTTCGTGCGTGCTCAAGGCTGGTCGTGGCGAGTGGACGCTGCCGACGGAAGACGCCAGCGAGTATCCGGCGTGGGACGTCGTCGATGCGAAGCCGTTGACACGTCTCCCGGTCGATCAGTTCTGCCGTGCGGTGAAAGGCGTTGTCTTCGCCGTGGATGACGAGTCGAGCCGCTACGCACTCGGTGCCGTGCTCGTGGAAGTGAAGGGCGAGAACGTGACGTTCGTCGCCACAGACGGTCGCCGGCTCTCGTGCGTGACGTGTGAGCATGACCTGGCGGTCGATGACTCGCAGACGCTCGTCCCTGCTCGTGCAATGGCGATTATCGCACGGCTCGCGGCTGGTTGTGGCGATGCCAGCGTGCAGCTGGAAGCGACGAAAAACGAGATTGTCGCCACCGTTGGTAACGCTACCGTCACCGCTCGTCTTCTCGACGGTCGCTACCCTCGCTGGCGTGACACGCTGCCGGAACGTGACGCCAAGGCGACCACGGTCAGTCGTGCGGATCTGCTGTCGGCAACTCGTGCGGCTGCGATCTGCACCAGCGACGAGAGCAGGGGCGTTCAGTTCGTGTTCTCTGGCGACGGCATCTGGCTGCACGGGCAGAGCAGCGAGAAAGGCGAATCGAGCGTCACCTGCGACGTGGTTGAAGCCGGCGACAAGGCGACTGTGAAGCTGGACCCGCTGTTCGTCCAGCAGTGGCTTGGCGGCATCGACAGCGAGGAGGAGCCGACCGCTAGCATCGAGGTTGTGAACGAGCAGTCTGCCGTCGTGCTTCGGTGCGGAAAGCAAGAAGACGGGACGTATTCGTACACGGGCGTGATCATGCCGTTGGCTGCGGAGTGACGATGCCAACACGCAAGATTGCATACTGTGCGGTGAAGCTGCACGAGTTGTGGGCGCGCGGCGACTCCTACTTGGAGATCGCCGCCGCCCTCGGCTGCTCCGAATCGTTCGTTCATCATCTCAAAGTACGGCACAAGCTGGCAGACAGGCAGCGACCGACTAGGGAAATCCTTGAAGACGACCCGACGCCAGAGCAGATCGCAGAGCGTGCGGCTGAGTGTCGGGCACGGCGACCCGGTCCACCAGAGCCGAAGGGCGAGCGAATCAGTGTGCCTCGCTACTCGTGGGACGGCTACCGCTTCCACGGTTTGAGTTGACACGCTCGCTACGGTGGAAGCAGTGCCGCACGGAGCGGCTTTCACTAGGCGAAAGGACGGACGATATGCGAAGGATTTGCATTGCGATGGCTCTGGCGTTCTGTGGCGTTGTGGCGAATGCGGACAACGTCGTGATCAACGCCAGGCGGGTGAACATCACCTCGGCACAGCAGGACGCCGAGATCATGGCACGCACGGGCATCTTGCGTCACTGCGGCACCGCTGGTGGCAGGCGAGAAGGCATCGGCTTCTCGTCGTCGTCGCCGGATGCGGCGCTGCGGAACTGCTGCTACTACGGGCGATACCGCATCGTGGAAAAGGCGGTCGCTCGTGGCCCGCGTGGCTGGTTCGCGGTGATTCGCTACGAATGAAAACGCAGTGGATCACGGTCGAGTTCCTCGGCGGCCCGCTGGACGGCGCTTTACGCCCCGTCCAAGCGGGCGTCGCCGTTTTCTATCTCGCCAACGGTGCGGTCATCCATGCGTACATCGTTGACGAGATCCACGACGGGTATTGCGTGCGACAGGTGATGAGGCACTTCGAGATTATCCATTCGAGCCGGTTTGCTTGACGCTGCTGGGATGATCGGGGCATGAAGCCGATCACGTTCAGCGTTGCAGGAGATCCGGTGCCACAGCCACGAGTGCGAGTCAGCACACGCGGCGGCTTCGCTAGAGCGTACGTGCCGTCGAAGCATCCCGTGCATGCGTACCGGGAAGCAATCCTGCGTGAGGCTCTAGCGTGCGGTCTAACGCCACTCAGCGAGCCTATCGAAGTGATTGTCGATGCGGTGTTCGTGCGTCCTAAATCGCACATGACGAAGCGTGGAGCGAAGGCGTCAGCACCAGTGCTTCCACGAGCCGACGTGGACAACGTAGCGAAGGCAGTGCTCGATGCGCTGAAGGACGTGTTCGACGACACGAATGTGCGGCGACTGATCGTGGAAAAGTCGTGGGGCGATGAGGCGAGAACAACTGTACGAGTGCAATGACGAATAAGCCTAGAAAACAAGGGCAAAACGCATGCGAAGTGCGGAAAAGCCTAGAAAACAAGGCATCCCCAGCGGTCTGTCGGGCGGATTTTTTAGGTTCTTCCGGCGGTTTTTGCTTCTAGCCTCCACGGCGAGCTTGCCATATTTGTGACGTTTTTTAGCCACCGGAGCCGCCTTGGTTCGCTCTGACCAAAAAGACCGGCAGGACGCAGCCAAACGACGCTACGACGACATCAAACGTCGTACGGGCGAACGCTCACGCCAAGTCGGTGCCGCCGGCAGAGACATCGGCAGCATCCCGCCGGTGAAGGACGCCAAACGCCGTGACGCCTGCCGTGATTCGTTCCGGTCATTCTGCGAAGTCTACGGTGCTGAGTCGTTCCCTCTGGCGTGGTCGCCGGATCACCTGACGGCTATCGCCAAGATCGAGGCGGCTGTGCTGCGTGGCGAACTGTTCGCCTTCGCCATGCCTCGTGGCTCGGGCAAGTCAACGCTGTCGATCTGGGCCTGCCTCTGGGCGATGCTCTACGGTCACCGCTCGTTCGTGATGCTGGTCGGCTCTGACCAGGCGATAGCCTGTCAAATGCTCGACACGCTCAAGAGCCACCTAGAGCAAAACGACCTCCTAGCCGAGGACTTCCCGGCGGCGTGCTACCCGGTGCGTGCGTTGGAAGGCATCACGGCTCGGGTGCGTGGTCAGACGTGCGAAGGCGAGCCGACCCACATGGGATGGACTGCCGACAAGGTGACGCTGCCGTGGATCAAGGGTGCAGCCTCGGCGGGTGCGGCTGTGCGTGTCGCTGGAATCACTGGGCGTATCCGTGGCATCAGCCACACCAGACCAGACGGCAAGACGATCCGTCCGAATCTGTGCCTGATCGACGACCCACAGACGGACGAGTCGTCGGCGTCGCCGTCGCAGGTCGCCACCCGTGAACGCATCTTGTCCGGTGCCATCCTCGGTCTCGCCGGTCCCGGCGCGAAGATCGCCGGCTTGGCGACGATCACGGTGATTCGTCCCGACGACCTGGCTGACCGGCTGCTGGACCGCATGCGTCATCCTTCGTGGCAAGGCGAGCGGACGAAGTTGGTCTACGAGTGGCCGACGGCGGATGAACTGTGGGGGCAGTATTCCGAGATGCGTCGAGAGGGGCAGCGTAGCGGTGAAGGCACTGCGGCGGCTGACGCTTTCTATCGTGCGAATCAGGCGACGATGGATGCCGGCTCTCGGGTGGCGTGGCCGGAGCGAAAGCACGACGACGAACTGACGGCGATACAGCATGCGTGGAATCTACGCATTGACCGTGGTGAGTCGGCGTTTCAAGCGGAATACCAAAACGCACCGCTTGCCGACGACATCTCGTCCGAGAAACTCGACAAGCGGGCGCTCGCCGCTCGGGCGTTGACGCTGTCTCGTGGGACTGTCCCACTTTCCCACCAGACGGTGACGGCGTTCATCGACGTGCAGGATCGGCTGCTCTACTGGCTCGTCGCCTCGTGGGGCGATTCGTTTGGCGGTCACGTCGTGGCATACGGCACCTATCCCGACCAAGCCAGCACGTTCTTCGAGGCTAAGAACGCCAAAAAGACTTTGGCACTCTCTGCCAAGGGTGCCGGGTTCGAGGCGGCGCTGTCGGCTGGCTTGGAGTCGCTCACGCAGATCCTTTTGGGCAAGGATTGGATGCGTGAAGACGGCGTCGCCATGCGAGTGCGTCAGGTGCTCGTTGACGCCAACTGGGGTCAATCCACCGAGACGGTGCGGACGTTCTGCCGGCGGTCCACGTTCGCTGCGATGCTGCTGCCGTCTCACGGCAAGGGCATCGGTGCGTCTGGCGGCTCGCTCACCGAGAAGAAGGGTAGGGGCGAGAAGATCGGGCTGAACTGGGTCATGAGGCAGACGACGACGAATCAACGCTACGGCGTCTACGATACAAACTTCTGGAAGACGTTCAGCGCCGCTCGTCTGCGTCTGGCGATGGGCGACCCAGAAGCGATCACGCTGCACGCTGGCGAGCACGACATGCTCGTTGAGCATCTGACTAGCGAGTATCCGGTGAGGACTGAAGCAAGGGGCAGAGTCGTGGACGAGTGGAAGTTGGACAACCGCCGTGAGAATCACTGGTGGGACTGTCTCGTTGGCTCTGCGGTGGCGGCGTCGATTGCGGGCGTGCATCCCGTGGCGACCGAGGCGGGTGGCAGGCAGCGGAAAAAGGTGACAATCCCGACGAATTCAAACGGGAAAAAGATCATTCAGGTAAAGCGTCTCAAATGAACCAGATCACGCTCACCACCGTGGACGGTCTCGACCCTCGTGACATGCTGGCGATCCGCTCCCGGCTGACTAAGCAGGGCAGCGAGTTTCAGTTAGAGGTCGCCCAAGTGCTTGAGGGTGAGGCGAGCAGCTGCACGCCGGTTGCCGTGTGGCACTGTGACGGCTCGTTGATTGCTTGGGCGTGCTCGCACGTCTGGCGTGGGATGCAGACGCTAGAGCAGTACGTCGAGGAGCGGTATCGCAACACGGGCAAGGGTCGGACGCTGGCGTCGTTCGCTTTGTCGTCTGGCATGATTGACGCAGACAAGCCGCTGGCGGTGTTTTCGACAACTACCGCCGACATCGCCCGAAAGCTGAACGTGACCGACGTGGTGCTCTTCGAGCGACGCGGCACGGATTGGGTCGAAGTCTAACGGCATACCCGGTCTGGAACGCACAGCGTTTCCCGTAGCGTTGCTCGCATGAGCGACGAACTGCGCCAGAAGATTTCCGACGTGGCATCCGGCCCGAAGCGCGTCCGCACCGATGCGGGCGAAGTCGAGGCACAGGATGTCGCTTCGATGATCGAGGCTGACAAGTATTTGTCTGCCCGTGCTGCGAGCGGCAGCGGCAATACACGCCGTGGGCTGCGGTTCAACAAGATCATCCCGCCGGGGGCTGGCTGATGGGTTTGTTCAGCAGGCTGCTGCCGGGACGCAAGCCGCAGAACGTGGCGGTGCCGGTTCACGTCCGTGCGAAGTTCGACGCCGCCGAAATTGGCGACGACCGGCGGCACTGGGCGAACGCTGACGCTTTCGCTGCGGATACGGCGCTCTCGCCTGAGAAGCGTCGGACGATGCGGAATCGTGCTCGCTACGAGCGGGCGAACAATTCGTATCTCGCCGGAATCTCGGCAACGCTCGCCAACGACCTGATCGGCACCGGACCACGCCTGCAACTCAACAGCGGCGACGTCGAGGCGGATCGCCTGGCGGAACGTCTCTTCTTCGATTGGTCGTGGCAAGTCGATCTGGCGACGAAGCTGCGGACGATGCGTGAGGCGATCGTGGTGGACGGTGAAGCGTTCGCCATGATGATCAGCAACCCTCGCCTGCCGGGCGTGCAACTCGACCTGCGGCTCGTGGAAGCCGAGATGGTGGCGACGCCGGTGCAGTCCGTCACGCCTAGCGTCACCGTCGATGGCTCGATTGTCGATGGGCTTGAGTTCGACGCCTCGGGCAACGTGCTCGCCTATCAGGTGCTCTCGTACCATCCCGGTGCGAACTACCACGTCAACGCACTGAACTACCAGCGTGTTCCGGCGGCGCAAATGATCCACTGGTTCCGGCCCATCCGGCCCGGCCAGCATCGTGGCGTTCCTGAAGTGGCACCGGCTCTCAAGCTCTTCGCCCAGCTTCGCCGCTACACCGAAGCGGTCGTGGCTGCTGCCGAGACTGCCGCCGACTTCGCAGGCTTCCTGCGGACGAACTCGCCTGCCGCCGAGGTGGACGAAGTCGAAGCGTTTGCCGAGATGCCCATCGAAAAAAGAACGATGGTCACGCTGCCAGACGGCTGGACGTTCGAGCAGCTCAAGGCAGAGCAGCCGACGACGCAGTTCCCGGCGTTCGTGCGTCAGCTTCTGGGAGAGTTGGGGCGTTGCCTGCAACTGCCGTTCAACGTCGCTGCACTCGATTCGTCGTCTTACAACTACGCATCCGGTCGCATGGACCATCAGGTCTATGCAACGACACAGCGTGTGATGCGTGACGATCTTGAGCGGCGCATGCTCGATCGTTTGCTTGCCGCATGGGTGAACGAAGCCACGCTGGCCGGGCTTCTGCCGGAAGGCGTCCCGCCGTTCAGCGAGTGGGATTGGTCTTGGCAGTGGGACGGCAAGGAGCACGTTGATCCCGCCAAGGAAGCCAACGCCGCCGAGACACGCCTGCGGACGCACACGACCACGCTGGCGAGTGAATACGCCAAGGCTGGCAAGCAGTGGGACGTCGAACTGCGACAGCGTGCCGCCGAGGTGGCGCTGATGAAGGAACTCGGATTGTTCGTCGATCTCCAGCCGGATGGCAACTATCCCGGCACAACACCGGAGCAGGCTGACGAAGCCATGAACCAATGAACGCAATCAAACTCGATTCTGGCGTGACGTTCCTGCAAGCCGCCGACGGCGATTCGGCACCGGCTGGCAAGAAGTTTCGCATCGTCGCCTACACGGGCGCACCGATTCGGCAGGGCTGGAGCCGTGAGCCGGTCGTGATCGACATGGCTGGCATGCAACTGCCGGCGACTGTGCCGGTGGTGCTCGGGCACGACTACTCGCTCGGGTCGATCCTCGGGCAGGGTCGCCCGTTCATCGAAGCCGGGCAGCTGATCGTTGAGGGCGAGATCCTCGCCAGCAATGGCAACGCTGACCAGGTCGCCGCACTCGCTGCCGCTGGCTACCAGTTCCAAGCGAGCGTTGGTGCCGACGTTCGTAGGCACCAGAAGATCGACGCTGAAGGCGTCACGCAAGTCAACGGAGCGGCTCACGTTGGGCCGGTTCGTGTAGTCAAAGCCTCTGCTCTGCGAG